ATCCCTAGAGTTGCGTAAACTATCAAGGGTGACCGGTGTACCAACGGCAGACTTTGATTTAGTACCCATTACAGACCACGTGGCCACCAATATAGCGGCCTCTGATGGTGATACTTGGTCACAACCAGAAATACCGTACAATGCAACTTACCCTTTTAATCACGTTTACGAATCAGAGAGTGGCCATATAAAAGAATTTGACGACACAAAGGGCTCAGAAAGAATATACGAGGCGCATAGAGTAGGCACCTCATATGAAATAGACAAAGACGGCACAAAGACCGACATAATTAAAGGCGACCATTATACCATAACCTACGGCAAAAGTCAAGCAAGTATTGATGGTCAATCTGATATTACCATAGGTGGCCGACATAAGTTGTATATTAACAAGGACGGCCAATTAAATAACCACTATGATATACAAGTGGGGCCTAATGCAAATATTAACATACAGGTAGACAAAGGCAACCTCAATGTGGTTGTAAAAGACGGCCAACTAAATACTAACGTTGGTGGTGATTACAATATTAAAGTAGATGGCAATATGAATTTAGATGTAAGAGGCGATTACAAAGAAACAATTAGTAAGACCAAAACATCTAATACAACTGAAGAAGTATTACATACAGGTAGAAAGTTTAAAGTATTGGCCAACCGAATAGACTTAAACCAATAATCCATATAGAAAACGCTTATTTAAAAGCAAAGTGATTCGCTAAACTATAAATGCAATAACATCCAGCAGACATATAGGAGACTTAAAAATGCTGATTAAAAGTTTAAAGGAAAAAACCTCGGATATAAAATCACGTTGGAAGAAGGCAGTCAATACAGATAACGTTATTGACTTTTCAGTAGATGTTGGTTTAATTGCGTTTGATGTATTAAGTTCACCTATTCTAATTGTTGTTCGTATATTAAGGTTCTATTTTAAAAAGTTTGTTAATAAGTATTTAAAGAGGTTTCTTAAATGGTTCGCCCACAAAGTATTAAGGCTGCCTTAAAGGCCTTTATTAAAGTCTCTTTTTGGTTCTTTCTTATCAAAGGCCTTCTATGGTTACTTGTATTGTATCTAATAAGTCAAGGACTCATTTCTTATACATAGTGGTGTTGAAACTTCAGGAAACCAGCTCCAGGTAACCTGGTACCCTTTTTTACAAAATTTTTTTCCAGGAAATTTCATATTATCAAAGACTGCTACTAAATAGTAGTATTATATGAAACCAAATGAAATCAACCCATACGAGATTATAAGTGAAACCACTCTTAAATCTAATAAGAGTTTTGGTGTCAAGACGTATGTTATTATAGTCTTATCATTTTGGTTACTATTTGTCATTGTATAGACCACTACATTCTTTTCTATAAGGACTTTCTATGTTAGACCCTATTTCAGCGGTGGCAGCGGCCACCTCAGCCTTTAATGTAATCAAGAAAGGCATAGCATTCGGCCAAGATTTAGAAAGTATGACTAAATCGCTTTCAAAATGGTACGGTGCAGTTTCAGATTTTAATTACGCAGAACAAGAAGTCAATAATGCAGGCGGTGTCTCTAAACTTCTAATGAAAGGAAGTATTGAGAAAATGGCGTTAGACATTACCGTTAATAAACAAAAGATACGTGAACAAGAAAACGAATTACGGACTCTTATCCAATATACTTACGGCCATAACGTATATAATGAAATGATTGAATTAAGACGTAAGTTAAGAAAGCAACGTGAAGAAGAAATATATCGTAGGCGTGAGTTTAAAAAGCAATTGTTAGAGGCCTTTCTTATCTTGATTTTAATGTGTCTAATTGGCGGCGCCGTCTTGTTTTTGACTTATTTGGCGGTTATGTAGAATATAAATAAATTTTATGTCGGTAGAATTACTACTCGGCCCCTCTATAATACTAATACTTTGTATAATTGGTATAGTATGGTATAAAGTGGCGGACTCTTCGGACTCGGAATCAACCAAAGAGGAAAAAGAAGAGCCTAACGCCCTTACTGATTTTCTAAAACGTATGGATATGGATAATTAAACGTAGTGAAGATATGAGCCAATAATATATTTGTTTTTGATTACTGGTTTATGTCCTGTATGTAGATAGGTCCAAGTTGGTGGAAACATCAAAAGTCTTCCTTGTTTTGGTTTAACTTCTAAATCAAAATTAGAAAAGGAGGTAGCCCCTTCTTTGTTTTCATCCAAATATAAAAAGAATACTAAAAATCTTCTTGCTGACGCATAGTCGCCAACATCAACGTGTTCTTTAAATTCATCAATATCATTTGGCTCATAACGTTTCATACGTATTGCTTCAAAGCCGTATTTTTGTGGCCATTGAACAGGTGTAATACCTACTTCTTTTGCATATGTGCCGATTTTTGATTTAAAGGTGGTGTAAAGACCATCAACGATTGGTTTCCAATCTTCGTGTTTATTAAGTTGTATTTCTTTAAATGAACGGTGACCTTTTAAGATTGTTTCTTCTTGTTGGTCTTTATTGATTTCAAACTTTTCAATTATCTGTTTACAAATCTCTGGTGCCAATACATCATCATATACTCTTATAAAATTTTCAATCATATTATATCAAACGTTCCTAATATCATACAAACTATTACATAACACATATAGCCTAGTAAAAGATAACCTATTATTCTTTCAGGCCAACTAAACATATTTTTCTTCATATACTATCATTATATAGGCTCAATGTCAATGCCTAAATATGTGTATGGCTTATCAGCATTTTTACGAACAAAATTTAAACTTGGATATTGACCGCCTCGGCAAGGCGTATTTTGATATCCGTAAACACTTATCATTTGATACAGACGATAAAACAAAAATAGACTTTAATGCTATCTGTATCAATAGAATACCAGGTGATGAAAAAAGTATTACTGGTGGAAATATTCGTGGTTTGTATTGGACTTATCCTGATACAGATAATCACGAAGAAAAAAGATTAGAACCAGTTAACGAAGCTGATTATACCGAAATTTGTCCAGAGTTCAAAGGAACATACTTTGAGGAAGTGTATGAAATTCTGAAAAGACAATTTGGTAAAATTGGTAGAGTTAGATTACTTATGAAACCACCAAGAAGTTGTCTCTCTTGGCACAGAGACCCCGAGCCACGTATTCATATTCCAATTATTACCAATGTTGGTTGTAAAATGGTAATTGAAGATGAGGCGTTTCATATGCCAGCCAATGGTAGTGCATATGTTACCAACAATACAAAATATCACAACTTTTTTAATGGGAGTGAAATAGACAGAGTTCACATTGTTGCAACTCTATTAAAACCTTTTTATACGTAATGATTAAACTTTCAGATAACGCATATAAAAGACTTAATGAATTAAGAACCAAGGCGAACAAGAAGTTTGTTCGTCTTGATGTCAAGGGTGGTGGTTGTGCAGGTTTTAATTATGAGTGGTCTTATTCAGACGAAGAACAACGAACAGACGCCGTGATTGATGATGTATTAGTTGTAAGTAGAGATTATGAATTATATCTTATGGGTTTAGAATTAGATTATAGTTATGATGATTTTGAATCTATGTTTAAATTTAATAATCCAAAAGCTACAAGTTCTTGTGGTTGTGGCACTAGTTTTGCGATATAAATAGTAGTATGACTTATACACCACAATCAATTAAAACGTTCTATGGACCGAGATTAAGAAAAGCGGTCAATAATGAAACGCAAAAAATTCAATCTTCTTTTACAACCGTTGATACAGAGAAATTAAGTACAACAGATTTTGGTACACATTTTCAAAGTCATTCAGCAGTAGGTTTTGATTCACATATAAAACCAACAAGTGCGGCTGTAGATTTAGGAACATCAACAGATAATTGGCGACACATCTATGCTAGTGGTACAATACACGTAGGTAATAAATCTTTTGGTTCAGTAGGTAATGCTATTGATACAGGCACAGATAATTTCGCAACAACAGATTTAACGGTTAGAGGTAATTTAAATGTACAAGGTTCCACGGTAACCGTAGATACAGCATTAGTACAATTACAAAATGGTTTTGTATTTGAAGGTTCTACACCAGATGATTACGAAACTACAATGACTGCCACAAATCCTACACAGGATAATACAATAACAATACCAAATGAATCAGGTACTCTTGTATTAACAACATCAACAGGTGTTATAGGAACAAATCAATTAGCTGATAGTGCAGTTACCAATGATAAAATTGCAGATACATCAATAAGAGCTGCAAAATTAAATTTAGGTTCAGATACCGTTTCAGTAAATACACTTTCAGCAACAGACGTAAACGCAACAAGTGTTTCAGGTAATTCAATAACAGGTGTTATACAAACAGCTGCTCAACCAAATATAACTTCATTAGGA